ATCCCGAACAGGTTGACCGCTGCATGAACAGGCTACGCGATGCCTTCCGGAGGAACACGCGTCTGACCTCGGTTCCGGACAACGGGTTCATCGAGCGGAAGTCCAAGGTTGGCGCTCGTCTCACCCTCACGCCTTCCGAGATCGCGTTCATGGCCTAGACCTGTTCTCTGGCGCCGGGAGGTTTTCGGGAGGTTTTCGGGAGAAGTCCGAGAGATAAACGATTTCAGCATGTTGCATGGTCGGGTCGTGAACGGAAACGACCAGGACCCTTTGACATGCACCCACCGATTTCCCCCTCCGACCTTGCCACGCTGATCGACGAGACCGACCTCGCGGCGCGGCGTCTGCACCGCAAGCTGACGCTCCCTGCCGCCGATCTCGACGATCTCCGCCAGGACCTCCTGATCGATCTGATCTGTCGGCTGCCGGGCTTCGACAAGCGCCGCGGCACCATCGGCGCCTTCGCCAACATCGTGCTGCGCAACCAGTGCTCGCGCATCGCAATTCGGCACCACCGCCAGCGCCGGGCGCATGGCGGCACCATGCTCTCCCTCGACGCGCCTGTCGCCGGCAGCGTCGAGCCGCTGGGCTGCCTGTTAGCGGAATCGGAAGGGCTGGCCGCCTGGCACGGACAGGACCGCGACACTCAGGCGGACATCCAGACCCGCGAAGCCGTGCAGTCCGCACTGGCGCGGTTGCCCGAGGCCGACCGCCGGTTCTGCTGCGCGCTGGCCCATCGGTCAGTGACGGCGCTGGCTGCCGAGGGTTTTAGCAGCCGCTCGGCGCTCTACCGGCGTCTGGCCGATCTCCGTCACGTCCTCACCGCTTACGGGCTTGGCCCCTCGTGGGACGATCTCGCTGCGGCGTGAGTAGGGGCGAAAGGAGGAGATCATGTTCATGGGCAACACCCCGTTCATCACCATCCGCGCGAGCCGCCCGCTGACCGAGATCGAGTTCTGCGCGTGGGTGGCGCAGGCCGTTCCCGGCGACCGGCTGGAATACCATCGCGGTTTTCTGGTGCTCGACATCTTTCCGATGTTCGCCCGGTTGCCGGATCAGCAACGCGCGGAACTGGCGAGGCTCGGATCGCGGGCCTTCTGGGCCGCCGAACAGGGGCTCGTGCACCTCGTGCAGCAGCGCCTGGGTCCTGATCAGTTCGCCTACATCGCCATTGCTCGCCCGAAGCCCAAGGGCGCCGCCGCTTCGCTGTCGAAGCTGCTGCTCGAGGAGCCGGAGGCCGCCTGATGCGCCGCTTTTTCGATCAGTTCGCCAATCATGGAGATCCGTTCATGCCTTACCCCGACAATGCTCCCACACCCGATGATCTCGTTCGTCTCGACGCGGGCGAAATCGCTCAGCTTCCCGTCGACCTTCTCGCCATCCTGCAGCGCGAGGTGGACGAGCGCCTGAAGCAGGCGAAGGCTGCCAAGGCCCGCCTGGATGGCGCGCTGACCATTCGCTACGCGACCCGCGCCGAGGAAGAGCGCCGGGCGCGGGGCAAGGACACCGGCGCGGTTCGCTTTGACGATGGTGATTTCACCGTGGTCGCGGACCTCCCCAAGCGGGTGGATTGGGACCAGGAGCAGCTCGCCGAGATGGTGGAGCGCATTCGCGCCGCCGGTGATGACCCCAGCCAGTACGTCGACGTCACCTACAAGGTGCCCGAGCGTAAATACACCGCCTGGCCCGAGGCGATCCGCGCCGGGTTTGAGCCCGCCCGGACCGTGCGCACCGGCGCGCTGAAGGTCGAGATCCTGCCGGAGGGAGGCGCGGCATGAGCCTCCGGATCGTCACCGCCGACGAACGGCTGCGCGAGGCGCAAGGCAAGACTACCGTGGCGCTGTTTGGCCCGAGCGGCGTCGGCAAGACCACGCTGCTGAAAACGCTGCCGGCCGAGGAGACCGTTTGCCTCGATCTCGAGGCCGGGCTCAAGTCGGTGCAAGACTGGCGCGGCGACAGCCTGCCGATCCGCCGCTTCGCCGACGCCGTGGACGTCGCCTGCCTGATCGGCGGGGCGAACCCGGCGGCCCAGCCCGACGAGCATTTCTCGCAGGCGCACCACGCGCATCTGAGGAACCTCCACCCGGACCTCGCCGCGCGGCTCGACGCCAAGCGCATCGTGTTCGTCGACAGCATCACCGACCTCACCCGTCAGGCGATGGCCTGGGCGAAGACCCGGCCCGAGGCGATATCGGAGCGCACCGGCAAACCGGACACCCGCGGCGCCTACGGTTTGCTCGCCCGCGAGGTGATAGGGCTTCTGAAGCACCTTCAGCATGCGCCCGGACGAACCGTGATCTTCGTCGGCATCCTGGAGCGGATAACCGACGAGATGAACCGGACGATCTGGCAGCCGCAGATGGAGGGCGGCAAGGCCGCGCGCGAGCTGCCCGGCATCGTCGACCAGGTGATGACTCTCGGCCTCTTCAGTCCCGAGACCGGCCCCGATGGCGCTACCGCTTGGCGGCACGACCCCGAGAAAGGCGAGACGCGCCGCCTCGTCTGCCGCTCCGGCAATCCCTGGGGCCTGCCCGCGAAGGACCGTTCGGGGCGCCTCGACCTGACCGAGCCCGCCGATCTCGGCGCGCTCCTCTCCAAGATCAACCACACAGCGAAAGGATGAACGAGATGACCTTCGACATGAACGACGTGGCGCCGCAGCAGTCCGGCGACCTGATCCCCGATGGCACCTTTGCCAAGGTGACCATGTCCATCCGCAAGGGCGGCCGGGACGGGATGAGCGAGGTGGACCGTGGGTTGCTGAAGCCCTCCAACCAACCGGGCAGCGACGTGCTGATGCTCGATGCCGAGTTTACCGTGGTCGAGGGGCCGTATGCCCGGCGCAAGTTCTGGCAGAACTTCACCGTGCAGGGCGGCAAGCTCGACGAGCAGGGCCAGTCGATCGGCTGGAAGATCTCCAAGTCGACGTTTCGCGCCATGATCGACAGCGCGCTTGGGCTGAACCCCGAGGACATGAGCGAGGAGGCGAAGGCCAAACGCGTGCTGCGTGGGCTCGCCGATCTCGACGGGATCACCTTCGTCGCGAAGATCCAGATCGAGCCGAACCGCAATCCCGCCTACAAGGACGCCAACAAGCTTGATCATGTCGTGCTGCCCACCGCGCCGGAATGGCAGAAGGTGATGGCCGGCGAACCGGTTCCCGCGCAGCCGTCGAACAGGACTCGGCCGGCCGCCGCGTCCGCGCAGCCCGCAACCCCGGCATGGGGTCAGTCCCAGGTCGCCGGCGCGCCGGCCGCGCCCGCATGGGCGTCGCAAAGTGTCCAGTCCGCTACCCAACCCGCTGCCGAGCCCACCGCGCCGAAGACAGCCGGCGGCCCGGCCTGGCTCAACCCGTGAGCCCGGACGAATGGCAGGCGCATGTCACCACGGAGGCGGCCCTTGCAATGGGGCGCTGGCTCGAGGCGCGGGGGCGGCTCGACCGCCCCATCGCCTCCCTGACCCAGCGCGATCTGGAATGCATGGCGGTGAACGCCATCAGTCGCTTCATCGTGCTGGCCTCCGAGCGCCGAACCGCCGCGCCGGACGAGGAGGAGCGGAACGCGCTCGACCTGCTTCTGATGGGGTGACCCGCGCCGAACTCGGCAGCCGCGTGCCCTGCGCGCTCTGCGGCCGGGAGGCCCGGGGCTTTGGCTACTGCCACGGCCTGCGCCGGGACCGCCATCCGTACCACCGCTTCTGTTCCATGGCCTGCCTTACGGCGGGCTCGGCCAATGCAAGAAGGAACTACGGCATGATCGACAAGACAGACATGGAAACCCGCGCGATCCGCGAGGCGCGCCGGGAACTGGCCGAGGTGCTGACGGAGATGGGGCTGATGGAGCCCTTCTTCGACCGGTCCGCCGAGGACATTGATCGTCTGATCGAGGCCTGCGTCGACGGATTCCAGGCGTCGATGCAGCGCCAGTCCGACGCCGGCGACGTGCCGTTCTGAGGGGGGCACGGATGCTGGTCGATCTCAACCACCGCTCGGGCTGCGTCTACGGCCGCGCCGCGGACTCGCTGCCGCCGCTCGGGGCCCGGATCAACACGCTGCTCGACGACGCCCTCGTAGCCGACCGCGATGGGCAACGGCCCCGCGACTATCTCGGTGCCAGCCGGATCGGTGAGCCCTGCGCGCGTCGCCTCGTCTACGAGGTAACCCACACACCGCCCGACCGCGGCAAGGAACTCGAGGGGCGGAGCCTGCGCATCTTCGCCGCAGGCCATGTCTTTGAGGATCTCTCCGTTCGCTGGCTGCGGCTGGCCGGGTTCGACCTGCGGACGCAGACGCGCGAAGGTGGCCAGTTCGGCTTCGAGACCGCCGGAGGAAGGATCCGGGGTCATGTCGATGGCATCATCGTCGACGGCCCAGAGGTGGGCCTCGCCTGGCCGGTGCTCTGGGAGCACAAGGCATTGAAGGCCTCGTCCTGGTCGGACACGGTCAAGAAGGGCGTCCGGCTCTCCAAGCCCGTCTATTTCGGGCAGATGCAGATCTACATGGCCTATATGGGCCTCGGGTCGGCGCTCTTCACTGCGCTGAACAAGGACAGCTGCGAACTCTACCACGAGCACGTCCCCTTCGATCCGGCGACCGCGCAGGAGCTTTCCGACAAGGCGGTGGCCGTGCTGCGCGCTGCGGAAACGGCAGATCTGTTGCCGCGGATCGCAACAAGCCCCGACTTCTATCTCTGCCGGTTCTGCCCGTCCTCGGCACGCTGCTGGGAGGCCCAGTCATGACCATAACGCTTTCCGAAATGCAAAGCCGCGCCATTGCGGCCATCCGCGACTGGTACGAGACCCGTCGCCACGAGCAGCAGGTGTTTCGGGTGTTCGGCTATGCCGGCACCGGCAAGACCACGACCACCGCGCAGGCGATCGAGGCGCTGGGGCTGGAGCCGATGACACCCGGCGCATCGGGCGGCGTGCTCTTCGGCGCCTTCACCGGCAAGGCCGCGCTCGTGATGACGCGCAAGGGCACGCCGGCACAGACCATCCACAGCCTGATCTACCGCGTCTCCGAGGCGACGCCCGAGGAGATCGAGCGGGTCCATGCGGATCTTGCAGATCTGATCTCGAAGCTCCCTAGGATGGGTCCGGCCGAACGCGACTTTGCAGCGACGCGGATCGCCCAGCTCGAGATGCGGCTCGAGGACATCCACCAGCCCAAGTTCCTGATCAACGAGCAATCGATCCTGCGGGACGCTGACCTCCTCGTCCTCGACGAGGTGTCGATGGTGGGCGAGGACCTGGGGCGCGATCTCCTGGCCTTCGGCAAACCGATCCTCGTGCTGGGCGATCCGGGGCAGTTGCCGCCGGTGAAGGGCGCCGGGTTCTTCACCGAGGCTGCGCCCGACGTGATGCTGACCGAGGTGCATCGGCAGGCCGAGGATAGCGCCATCCTGCGGCTTGCGACGCTGGCGCGGGAGGGAGCGCCTATTCCGATGGGCGCGCATGACGAGCATGTCTGGAAGATGTCGCGCCACGAGGTCGGGCCGGTGCAGATGTTGCGGGGCGGCCAGGTGATCTGCGGCACCAACGCGACACGGCGCTGGCTGAACACCGCCATGAAGTGCGCGGCCGGCTTCGAGGCCGACTATCCGACAGGCCGGGGCGAGAAGATCATCTGCCTCAAGAACCGTCACGATCTCGGGCTGATCAACGGCATGTTCCTGACGCTGAGCGACGTGCGCCAGGACCCCGACGACGCTTTCGCCTTCAGCGCTATGGTCGAAACAGAAGACGGCGAGACCATTGCCGGGCGGCAGAGCTTCTGGCGCGGCGAGTATGCGGACCACATCGCCTATGACCCCGAGCGCGGGCGGCGCGAATGGCAGATAAGGCGCGGCCTGATCGAGACCAGCTGGGGCTACGCGATCACCTGTCACAAGGCTCAGGGGTCGCAATGGGAGAATGTGATCGTCTTCGATGATGGCTTCGGCCGCTCGGCGGCCGACCGGAACCGCTGGCTCTATACCGCGATCACGCGGGCCGAGCGGGGGCTGGTGATCCTTGCTTGACCTCAATGATGCTCTCCCTCCCGCCACCGAGGCGCCGCGCTACGATCTCGACCTGATCGTTGTGCGTCTGCGCGAGACCGCTGCGCACTGGGTGCCCGATCTCTTCCCGCGCGGTCGCCGCTCCGGCGACGAATGGCGGCTCGCCAACATCCGGGGCGATGCGCCGCGGAACACGGGCTCTTGCGTCATCACCCTGCGAGGGCCGCATGCGGGCGACTGGATCGACTTCGACGGCAATGAGGGCGGTGGACCGATCAGCGCCATCGAGGCGGCGACCGGGCTCGAGGGCCGCGCCCTGATCGCGCGGGCGGCCGAAATCGCAGGCGTCCTGCCGGGCGCTCCCGCGCGGCGCGCGCCCGCAACCACGCGGACACCGAAGCGTGATGCAGCCCGAGAGATCGAGCGCATTCTCGCCTCGGCCCAGCCGCTCGCAGATACGCCGGCGGCGGACTACCTCGCGGGCCGCGGTCTTGCCGTGCCTGCCGGGGCGGATCTGCTCTTCCATCCCGATCTGACGCATTACGAGACCAAGACCGGCTATGCAGCACTTGTTGGCCAGGTGCGCGACCGCAACGGCGACGTCATCGGCCTGCATCGCACCTGGCTTGCGACGGATGCCGAGGGCAGTACGCGGAAGGCACGGGTCGACAAGGCGAAGAAAATGCTCGGTCGCGTCGCCGGCGGCGCGGTCCGGCTCGCACCCATCGGCGACGGCGACAGGCTGGCGCTGTCGGAAGGTATCGAGACCGGCCTCGCGGCCATGACCGCCTGTCCCGACTTGCCGGTCTGGGCGACACTCTCGACCTCAGGGCTCGAACAGGTCGAACTGCCCCCGGTCGCCCAGCGCATCGTGATCCTCGCCGACAACGACGCTTCGGGCGCCGGAATGCGCGCCGCCGATGCTGCCGCGCGCCGGCTGCGCGCGCAGGGGCGCGACGTCCTAATCGCCCTGCCGCCCGAGGAAGGACAGGACTTCAACGATCTGCTGCTGAGCGACGGTCCCGCCGGAGTGGCGCGCGTGATCGCCGCCGCGGAGAGCGTCGTCGAGGCCGAGACAGCGATGCAGATCGGGCAGCACCGGCCGCTCAACTATCAGGGCTCGGTCGACACGGTCCCGACGCTGCGCGCCGACGAGGGCGATCTGGCCCGCGCGAACGAACAAGTCTGGAGCCTGCTCATGGCCTCGAACCGCTGCCCCTGGCTCTTCCGGCTGGCCGGGCAACCCACATGGGTCGTTCCCGACGATGAGGGCCGCCCCGTCGCCATGGCCCTCAATGAAGAGAGGCTGCGTCACATGCTGGCGCGGCTCGCCCGCTGGGTGCGCGTGAATGCCAAGGGTGAACAGGTTCCCGCGCCGCCACCCTTGCCCGTGGTCAAGTCGGTGCTCGCGACGCCCGATCCCGCGCTGCCGGTGCTGACTGGTATCGTGAATGCACCCGTCTTCGGGCGGAACGGCAGGCTGCTCACAACGCCCGGCTATCATCCCGACGCGCGGCTGCTCTACGTCCCGGCGCCGGGCTTTGCCGTGCCGGACATCCCCAGCAAGCCCACACCGGCCGAGATCGCTGCAGCGCGCACGCTGATTTGCGAGGATCTTTTCGGGGACTTCCCGTTCACCGGCGATGCGGAGCGCTCGCACGTCGTGGCGCTCCTGCTGCTGGGCTTCCTGCGTGGCATGATCGACGGGCCAACGCCGCTGCACCTGATCGAGAAGCCCGCGCCCGGCACCGGCGCCACACTTATGGTCGACGCAATCACTGGCATCCTCACCGGCGCGGGCGCGAGCGTCATGACCGAAGGCCGTGACGACGAGGAATGGCGCAAGCGCTTGACCGCGAAGCTCCGCCAGATCCCCTCCATTGTGCTGATCGACAACCTCCGCGCCACGCTGGACAGCTCTGCCCTGGCCGCTGCGCTCACGGCGCCCTTCTGGGAAGACCGCATCCTCGGCCATTCCGAGATGGCGCGGCTGCCGATCCGCTGCCTCTGGATCGCCACCGGCAACAACCCGGAGTTCTCCAACGAGATGGCCCGGCGTCTCGTGCGTATCCGGCTCGATCCGCACACCGACCGCCCTTGGCAGCGCTCGGACTTCCGCCATCCCGACCTGATGAGCTGGGTGCGCGCCAACCGGGCGCGGCTGGTCGCGGCCTGCCTGACGCTCTGCCAGGCGTGGATCGCCGCTGGCCGGCCCCGGGGCGGGCGTGCCATCGGATCGTTCGAGAACTGGGCGCATGTGCTCGGGGGTGTGCTCGAAGTGGCAGGCATTCCCGGTTTTCTCGGCAATCTCGAGGAGATGATGGAGTCCTCGGACAGCGAGGGCGCCGCCTGGAACGCCTTCATCGGCGCCTGGTGGGACAGGTACGGTACAGCTGAAGTGACGGCTGCCGAACTCTACGATATCGCCCTGTTCTGCGATCCGCCACCGCCTATGAGCGGCGCCAACGAGCAGGCGCGCAAGACCAGCTTCGGGATGGCGATCGGGCGCATGCGGGACCGCGTGTTCCGGCTCGGCGATCTGCGCGTTCGGCTGGTTAAGGCCGGCACGTACCGACGCGCCGTGAAGTGGCAGCTGAAGGTATGCGAGGACGAGCAGCCCTCGGGAGCTGTCCGCCGCATAGGCGATGTGTGTGAGCCTTGGGCCGGTGGTGTGAGCCTTCAAAATCAAGGCTCACACGTGCAAGTCGCTGAAACAAAACTGAAATGTGAGCCTTGTGAGCCTTGTGAGCCTTTTTCCACCCTTACGCGTGCGTGCACGCGCGTGCGCACGAAAGGAGACGCCGGAAAAGGCTCACAACCCTCACAAGGCTCACAAAGAGACGCCGTTTCAAAGGGTTGCGGGTGTGAGCCTCCGTGTGAGCCTTCTGCGGCAGGCTCACAGGCCTCACCGCGACCCGATTGGCTGCGGGAGCTCGACCCATGAGCCATGTGCATCGTTCCCATCCCTCCATCAAGCAGCAGACAGTAAAGGAGCCCTCAATGCCCACCAATGCCCCTATCCCATCGTCCACGATCCTCGCCCTCGATCTTGGCACGACGACCGGCTGGGCGCTCCGCAGCCATGACGGCCTGATCACCACCGGCACGGTCAGCTTCCGCCCCGGACGCTTCGATGGTGGCGGCATGCGGTATCTACGCTTCACCAACTGGCTGGCCGAGCTGGACCGGCTCTCGGGGCCCATCGCCGCGATCTGGTTCGAGGAAGTCCGTCGCCACGCAGGTACCGACGCGGCCCATGTCTATGGCGGGCTCATGGCCACGCTGACGGCATGGGCCGAGCTGCGCGGCGTGCCTTACGAGGGCGTGCCCGTCGGCACGATCAAGCGGCATGCGACCGGCAAGGGCAACGCGCCGAAGCAGGCGATGATCGATGCCGCCCGTGGGCGAGGCTTCAGCCCGGCCGACGACAACGAGGCCGATGCCATCGCGATCCTGATGTGGGCGCTGGAGACCAGGGGAGGGCTGGCATGAAAGCGATGCGCTTCACCCCGCCGGGCTATGGCGGGCAGCGGCGCGATCCCGAGCAGGTCAAGCGAGAGGGCTGGCGGGAGCAAGGAGTGCTGGCGGTGTCGGTTGACGATGTCCGGCTGACCTGGCCGGAGCGCGAACTGGTGCGGCAGCTCGGCGAGAAGCTGTACGGCAAACGACAGGAGGACATGCGCCATGGCTGACTGGACCACTGCACGGGTTGAGGAGCGCCTCGAGACGGCAGCGCAGGTGTTTCGCTCGCTTCCTGCGGTGAAGCCGCAGGGGTATTTCAACGCTTGGCCCGAGTATTTCCACGGCTTCGCCGACCAGGTCGGCCAAGAGCCGCGCATGCGCCGGCCGTTGCCGAGCCCGCGCCAGATCACCGAGGCCGAGGAGGCGATGCTGTGGCTGCGTTGGCTCGAGAAGGACGACGCGCGGATCGTCTGGCTGCGCGCCAACCGCAGGCCATGGAAGCAGATCTGCTGGGAGGTGGGGCTGAGCCGTCCCGCCGCCAACCGGCACTGGCAATACGGGATCGCGCTCATCACCTGGCGGCTCAATGGGCGCGTGCCGCCCGCGAAGCGATCGAAGCGCTTCGTGATCGAGAATGCCGACCGGCTGTCAAGGAAAATCCTCCTTTGAAGGAATTTTCGGAGAGACACCGAGAAGGGTTCCACGATCGGGCACTGAGGACTAGAAATCGGATAAGCTCGGGAGAGGTGCGCGCGGGACGGGCCAAGGCGCTGGCTTCCAGAGTCCACCGAGGGGTCCAGCGGGGGTCCATCTCGCTAACCCTTTGAATTCTTGGTTCCTTCCTGGCGGAAATCGTATGCTGGCGGGCTTGGCTCGGCATTTCGCCAGCGACAGGGCCGAAATTTTGGGAAGCCACCCGGAATCCGTATTCCGCCGAACCGCGCGCAAACCTCAATAAACACTGGCCTTCTGGCCGGATACCCTGGATGCCGCTGGACCCCGCTTGGAGTCCAGCGCGGAACCCGGTGTCCGGAGTCCAGCTGGCATCCACCACTCACGGAACGTCCATTCATGACGCTGAACTTCGCCCCCGAGCGGATCGAAATGTGGCCGCTGACCAAGCTCCAGCCCTACGCGAAGAACGCGAAGGTGCACGGGGCCGACCAGGTCGCGAAGATCGCCGCCAGTATGGCAGAGTTCGGCTGGACCGTGCCGTGCCTCGTCGGCGAGGACGGGGAACTGATCGCGGGTCACGGCCGGGTGCTGGCCGCGGCGCAGCTCGGGCTGACAGAGGCGCCGGTGATCGTACTCGGTCATCTGAGCGAGGCGCAGCGTCGGGCATATCGCATTGCGGACAACAAGCTGACCGAGCTTTCCGAATGGAACGAAGCCGCTCTCTCGGCAGAACTGCAGGAGCTGCTGGCCGAGGACTTCGACCTTTCGCTGGTAGGGTTCTCGGACGGGGAACTCGACAAACTCCTCGCGCTCGACCCGGACGGGGTCGGTGAAGATGAAGGTGGCTCCAAGGGCTCCGTGCCGCCGGTGACCATTCCCGAGCCGCCGCGCAACCCGGCATCGCGCACGGGCGATCTCTGGTTTCTTGGAGACCACCGGCTGCTCTGCGGCGACGCCACCAACCATGAGGATGTCCGCCGGCTGATGAATGGCGAGCGCGCGGTGCTGTTCGCGACCGATCCGCCGTATCTCGTGGACTACGACGGCTCGAACCATCCGACCCGCAACAAGGACTGGTCGGCCTCCTACGGCACCACCTGGGACGACAGTTCGCAGGGGGCCGAGCTTTACGACGGTTTCATAGCTGCTGCCGTGGCCGAGGCAATCACCGAGGATGCCGCCTGGTACTGCTGGCACGCCTCGCGCCGCCAGGCGATGCTGGAAGAGTGCTGGGAAAGGGCGGGCGCCTTCGTGCACCAGCAGATCATCTGGGTGAAGGACCGCGGTGTCCTGACCCGGTCGCACTACCTGTGGAAGCACGAGCCCTGCTTCATGGGCTGGCGCCGCCCGCACCGCCCGCCGAAGGTGGCGGAGGAGACGCTGCCCTCGACCTGGGAGATGCCGTCTTTCGCCAAGGACGAGCGCCCCGACCACCCGACGCCGAAACCGCTCGACGCCTTCGGCATCCCCATGCGCCAGCACGTCGCGCGCGGCGGCCTCTGCTACGAGCCGTTCTCGGGCTCCGGCTCGCAGATCATGGCGGGCGAGGCCAACGGCCGGCGCGTCTACGCGATGGAGATCAGCCCGGCTTATGTCGATGTCGCCGTGGAGCGTTGGCAGGCCGAAACCGGGCGCGACGCGATCCTCGACGGCGACGGCCGGACCTTCACGCAGGTGAGGACCGAGCGGCTGGGCGACAAGGCCGATGCCGCTGCCTGATGGCCGTTTACTACAACGATGCTGATCCCGCGGCCTGCGCATGGCTGCGGGAACTGATCGAAGCCGGCCATCTGCCGGATGGCGAAGTAGACGAGCGGTCCATCCTCGAGGTGGAGCCCGCCGATCTGCGCGGCTTCACCCAATGCCATTTCTTCGCCGGGATCGGCGGCTGGCCCTGAGCTACAACGCGGCCGGCAACACCGATGCGAGCCGCAGGACGGTGAAGCTTGTGGACTGGTCGAGCGCGCCGACCCCGCCGGGACCCGCGCGACGGACGGCGTCTGGCGAGATGCTGACTGGCTCCTTTGCCGCGATGGGAAATGGCGGCCCGTTGAACCCGGAACATTCCCGTTGGCTGATGGGATACCCGGCCGCATGGGACTTCTGCGGGGCTACGGCAATGCGATCGTGCCGCCGCTCGCGGCGGAATTCGTGATGGCCTTCATGGAGAGCCTGCGATGAGGCAGAGCCGGATCATGTCGATGGTGGAGGCCGCGACGAATGTCGTCGTCGGCTACGTTCTGGCCATCGCCACGCGAGACACGTCGTATTCCCATGGTTCGGGATCGAGACAGGGCTCACGGAGCATCTGACTATCGGCATCGCCTTCACCGGTGTGTCGCTGGTGCGTGGCTACCTCTTGCGGCGGCTGTTCGAGGCGATCGGGCTGCGCGAGGACTCATGACCCGTTTGCAGCTGCGCGGGATTGACGTGCGTCGGAGAGTATTTCCAGGGCTTCACGGATAACGTAGATGCCGATCCCCGCGCCGACGATGAGGTCGAGCGCACGGATCCCGGTCACGAGAACCGCAATCCCGGAGACGATCACGGCCATGTTCGCGATCAGGTCCGCCCGGGTGAAGATCCAGGTCGCCCGGAGGTGAACCTCGTCGTTGCGATATTGGTGCAGGAGTTTCATGACCGTGGCATTGACCGCAAGTGCGATGGCCGCGACCACGACCATCAGCAGGCCTTCGGGCGGCTCACCCGAAACCGCGCGTCGCACGACGTCCAGAAGAACGGCACAGCCCAGGATCAGCAGAAGGGTACCGCTCGCGCGGGCCGCGTTCGACTTGAATAACGCACCCCTTCCGATGGCCAACAGCGCCACCGCATAGGCGGCGGAATCCGCCAGCATGTCGAGACCGTCGGCGATCAGCCCCGTCGAATTTCCGATGATCCCGGACGTCGTCTCGACAACGAACATCGCCGCGTTGAGTGCGAGGGCCAGTTGCAGCGTTCTGCGCTGCTGGGCAGTTTCAGGCGTGACAGGCGAACAACCGCAATCGGGCATTTTCCGCTCCTACTCGGGTCATCAGGAATTCGGGCGTGGTCGGTTTCGTGGCGCACGCGGCAGAATGAAAAAAGCGAGCGCGGTGTCCGGAGTCAAGCGAAGGCGCGGAGAAAAGACACCGCCGCCCGGGCGAGGGACGGCGGCACAGAGATCGTTGTGGCGGAGTGATTCAGCCCTTGGTGATCATGTAGACCCGCCCGCGCCCCTCGACTTTCTCGGAGGTGATGGTCAGGCCGAGCTTCTTTTTCAGCGCGCCGGACATGGCCCCGCGAATGGTGTGGGGCGTCCAGTCGAGGGCCGTGGCGATCTCGTCGATGGTGGCACCGCCCTCGGCGCGGAGCATCTCGATCAGCGTCGCCTGCTTGGTGCCCGCGCGCGGTGCGCGCGCCTTGGGCGCGGGGGCGGCCTCGGCGGGCGCGTCCTGCGGGACATTCGCGCTT